TGGAGCTAATTATCCTTCATCAGCATCACCTAATAGTGGAGCAATATCATTGAATGATGCTAATACTTCGATTAACTCTCGTAAGTTCTTAGTACCATTTCAAGGTGGATTTGATGGATTCAAACCTTCTAGAGTTGTATCTTTAGGAAACGATATTGTTTCTGGAAATACGCAAGGATGGGATTGTTCATCAAACACAGCAGCAGGAACATTAGCATACAGAAAAGCAATTAACGCTGTATCTAATCCTGATGAATTTGATATTAATATGTTAGTAATACCAGGTCTTATACATAGATTACATTCTTCAGTAACAACATTTGCTAAAGATATGTGTGAAGATAGACAAGATACATTCTTTATTATGGATGCATCTGCATGGAGTGATTCAATATCTACGGCAGTTAACGCTGTTCAAGCATTTGATTCAAACTATGTAGCATCTTACTATCCTTGGGTTAAGATATTGAATACAGACAAAAACAAACCTGTTTGGGTTCCGCCATCTGTAGTACTTCCGGGTGTTATAGCATTTAATGACCAGGTTGCAGCCGAATGGTTTGCACCAGCTGGATTAAATAGAGGTGGATTAACTTCAGTAATTGAAGCTAAGACAAGATTGACTAGAGTTGAGAGAGATGCACTTTACGAAGGTAGAATGAATCCAATCGCAACATTCCCTGGTCAGGGTGTAACTGTATTTGGACAGAAAACATTACAAGCAAAACCATCGGCATTGGATAGAATCAATGTAAGAAGATTGTTAATAGCAGTGAAGAAATTCATCGCATCATCTACTAGATACTTAGTGTTTGAAAATAACACAGCAGCAACTAGAAATAGATTTTTATCAATCGTTAATCCTTACTTAGAATCAATTCAACAAAGACAAGGTTTATACGCATTTAGAGTGAAGATGGATGAAACCAACAACACACCAGATGTAATCGATAGAAATATAATGGTGGGTGAGATATTCTTACAACCAGCTAAAACAGCAGAATTTATAGTTCTTGACTTTAACGTACTACCAACTGGAGCAGCATTTCCAGAATAGTATATAAATAATATCTTAGTTCCCCTAATATTTTTGGGGGAACTAACTATTTTTTAAAAAGAACTATATTTATATAAAAGAATTAGAAACAGAGGAAAACAAAAATGGCACAATTATTAGACCCAACAGAAGTAATGTTTACATCATTCGAACCGAAGATGTCAAACAGATTCATTATGTACATTGAGGGAATCCCAGCGTATTTAGTGAAAGCAGCCAGCAGACCAGAAATAACAAATGGTAAAGTTACAATAGACCACGTTAACGTTAGAAGATATGTTAAAGGTAGAAGTGAGTGGAGTGATATCACAGTATCACTATATGACCCAGTAGTTCCATCAGCAGCACAAGCAGCAATGGAATGGGTAAGATTACACCATGAATCTGTAACAGGACGAGATGGATACTCTGATTTCTACAAAAAAGATATCACATTTAACAGTTTGGGTCCTGTAGGTGATAAAGTAGAAGAGTGGACACTTAAAGGAGCATTCATTCAAGCAGCAAAGTTCTCAGATATGGACTATACTGGTGAAGAATTAGCAACTGTAGATTTAACACTTACATACGATTACGCAATATTACAATACTAATTATCAAATTATACTAAGTATTACAAATTTAGAAACCCTTACTATTAAGTTAGTAGGGGTTTTTTCGTTTAATTGGTTTAATTAATTATATTTGTATATTTATATATGGTTAACCAATATTAAATAAGTTTTAAAACGAGAAAAGATATGAGTCAAGAAAAACTACAAGACGATTATAAAAACCCATCTTCTAATGCAGATATGGTTGAGCTCGCTAAACAGCAGTATGAGCAAAAAAAGGTTTCTGATTATAAATTTCCAACAGAAATCATTGAATTACCATCAAAAGGTTTGATTTATCCAAAAGATAATCCCCTTTCGAGTGGTAAAGTAGAGATGAAGTATATGACAGCTAAAGAAGAGGATATACTTACTACACAATCTTACATAAAAGATGGTTCAGTATTAGATAGGTTGTTTCAATCATTGATTATATCAAATGGTGAAGATGCATCTGTAAAATATGTGGATATAGGTATGGGTGATAAAAACGCTATTATGATTGCAGCTAGAATCTTAGGATATGGTAAAGATTATGAAGTTGAAATAGATGACCCATCAATGCCAGGTACAAAGCAAAAAGATACGATTGATTTAACTCAATTCGAATCACAGGAATATGATGGTTCAGGTCAAACAGAACTACATAAAAATGAATATCGCTTTGAATTACCACAATCTAAAAGAACAATTACTTTTAGAGCTTTAACTGAAAGTACTGAAAGAAAAATCAAACATCAACTTGAGGCACAAAAAAAGCAATCAAAAAGGATGAAAGATGCAACATCTAAAGAACTTACTACTAGATTAAAAAACACAATACTATCTATAGATGAAGATACATCACAAGAAAGTATTAACCATTTTGTTGATAACGAATTATTTGCAGCCGATTCAAGGGCTCTCAGAATGCATATAAAAACAGTTGTTCCTGATGTTGATTTAACATACGAATTTATTTCTGAAGAGACCGGGGAAAGGAGAGATATGCTACTGCCTATGGACTTGGGGTTTTTTTGGCCTCAATCATAGTTATAGGAAGCATTTACACTCTCACATTTTCGATTTGATTTTCCATGGAAATGGTGGATTCACATTTTCGGATGTTTATAATATGCCGGTTTGGGCTCGAACATTTTACATAAGTAAAATTGTAGAGTTTAAGCAGGAAGAACAAAAGCAATATGATAAACAAAAGAACAAATCTAAAGGAATTCGAAGATAATAATAATACCCAACAGGTTTTTTGATGATTTGTTGGGTATTTCTATATTTATAGAATATAAGAACAACGGGATAAAAAATTATGGCAACAATAAAAAAAACAGCTTTAAAGGAACTTTTTAAAGAACATGGGTTATCAGAAGGTATATTTGATATATTCAATAAAAGGAAGAAGAAGCTAAAAGCTAAAATAAAAGGTATAGATTCATATTTGGATGATACTATAGAGGCAGCACCTACTGAAAAACAAAGAAAAGCTTTAGTAGCATTAAGAGCAGCTTTAGAAGCAATGTAATTAAAAAAGATTCGTTAATGAAATCATATAGGATTTTAAATGGCAAGTAGAGAAGAAAAAGAAGCTAAAAGAGTGGCTGATGCTAAAGCTAAATATGCAAAAGAGCGTCAGAAACAATTAGCAGCCGAGACAAAGGAAATTAAGACCCAAACCGACTTGTCTAATGCTTTACTACAATCCGTACAAAGTGTTAATATTGAAGGAGCTGAAGGATTAAAAGTACAAGAATCTATGGCTAAAGCTCTTGAGGGTAGAATTTCTTCGGCCGAAGGATTAAAATTAGTAGATGCAGCTATAAACGACCTTTTAGAAAAACAAGTTAAATTTGGATTTGATATTGATAAAAATCTATTAGCACAATTAGAAACAAGCCGAGAACAGTTCATAGGTATAGAAGCTAAGAAAAAAGCAACAGAAGAACTTTTAGGATTCCAAGAATCAAGTGAAGCTTCACTTCATAATAGTTTAGGTACTTTAGGTGAAATGTTAAAAGCCGGTGCTTCAATAGGTTTTGCTATGGCAGCATTAAAGGGAGTAACCGAAGCAGTTGGTGCAGTTTTTGAAACTACAATAGGATTCGCATCCGAATTAAATAAAGAATTAGGTATTTCAGGAGAACAGGCCGCTAAATTAGGAATGCAAAACTTCTCTTTAGATGTAGCGTTCTCTAGATTTAGCATAGAAGAACTCAATACAGCTACCAAAGATTTTGCTGAAACGATGGGGACTACTGCTGGTATAACTAATGACCTTAGAAACTCAATGGCCGAAATGAGCAAAATGGGAGTTGGTGGAGAGAATGCAGCTAAATTAGCTCAATCATTTGAATCAGCTGGTGGTAGTGCAGAAGATATGACTTCTGAAATAAAACAAATGGCCAATGATGCTGGTGTTATGGCTAGTACTACAATGAAAGATTTAGCATCTCAACAGCATTTAATGTTAGGTGCAACTGAAGCTGAAATAAAAGCATTAGCTAAAAAGACTATAGAACTTAATAAGCAAGGTGTTTCATTGGAACAAATGAGAGGTATCTCAGAATCTATGATGGATATAGAAGGTTCAATGAAAGCTCAAACCAAAGCACGAATTATGTTGCAAGGTAAATTATCTAATGACCAATTGGCTGGTATGACCGATATGACAGCTGCAGCATTAGAATTTCAAAGAACTGGTAATATGGATGTTATGACTGATGCACTCAAACGAGTTAAAATGAGTTCTAAAGAGTTTGCAGATTTAGGTCCAAAAGGAATGGAAGTATATGCTCAATCAATTGGAATGACCGCCGAATCATTGAGTGATGTAATTCGTAAGCAAGAGCAGATGGCACAAGTTGAGGATTCCCTTGGTTCTGGAGCAGCTTCGGCGTTAGAAGCATATCAAAGAGTTCCTCAATCTATTAAAGATGGTGTAACGGCATTAATATCATTCGGAGCACAACAAATGGTAATTTCTAAAATGCAAACTGGTTCGTTTGGAATCGGTAATATGTTAGGTAAAAAATCTGGCGGTGGTGGTGGTGGTGGTCTTGGTGATACACTTCAAACTGAAATGCCAGGTACTGAAGAAATAGGCCAAACTCAAAGTGGTGGTGGATTAAAATCACTCGCTGAAGGTTTAAGAGAAATGGGTGATGGTAAAGTATTCGCAGGTATTGGTGCAGTAGCATTAGCAGGACCTGCATTTATAATAGCACTTCCATCAATTCCATTCTTACTTTTTATGGGTAAGGTTAAATTAAAAGAAATAGAATCTAATTTTACAGGATTAGCAGCAGGTCTTAATAGTATGGCATCTACATTTGTAGGTTCAGCAGCATTGGCTGTTTTTGGATTAGCAGCAGTACCATCTATACTATCAATTCCATTTTTAACTTTTATGGGTAAGATTAAGTTACAA